GGATTTTGCTTTGCATACGCTTTGATGCTGTCAATGATGGCGATACACTGCTTTGGCTGCATAAAAAAATAGGCACCCCCTACCTGAAAATGTAAAGAGTGCCTACAACTGCACAAAAATCAAATATTCGGTTTTATAATGCTGCTTTCGGAAAATTATTTGCTAAAATCCATCTTAATAAATGGGCTGCTCAGTTTATTTGACTTCTTCTGCAAGCTGGTTGAGCCTGCGTTTCAGCTCGTCCGCATCGTAGTACAAGGCGTCTGCGATGGCATTGAGGATATCGGGCTTGTCGGTGTAATCGCACAACGTTTCAATGAGCTTCAAGCTCTGATCTGACAATTTTGCGGTTTTCATGCTATTTTCCCTTTCTTTTTTTGTTTTTATTCTAGGTTGCGAACAATTTCATCTGTTCTGTTCAGCAATCCGATACCATGTCTGGCGGGTCACGCCAAGCTGTTTGGCAGCGTCCGTGACCGTGAGAATGCGCTTCTCCACCTGCTCATGGAGAACGTCAAAAAGGTTTCGATCATACTCGGTGGGTTTGCGGCCTTCCCTGTAATCAGGGCGCTGACTGGCAATCTTCTTGCCCTCTCTGGTGCGTTCAACAATCATGTCACGCTCAAACTCGGCGAATGCAAGCATCACAGTGCGAATGACCTTGCCGGTGGGGGAGTTGTTCATAACCCCCATGTTCAGGATATTCACCGAAACGCCCTTATCAATGAACTGGTCTATCAGTTCAAGACCATTCTTAGCGGAACGAGCAATGCGGTCAAGTTTCGCCACGATCAGCGTGTCTCCCGGCTGGATTTCAGCCATAAGCTTGTCCAATTCGGGTCGATGCAGCTTTGTGCCGGTGTAAACGTCCGAAAAGATTTTCTGTGCGCCGTTGGCTTTCAGAAGTTCCGACTGAGCTTCAAGGCTGTTGCCATCAATCGCCTGTCCAGCGGAGCTGACACGAGCGTAACCGTAAATCATTCTGGTTCACCGTCCTTTTCCTCTACTACTTCATAGCAGCCAGCACGAGTAAGTTTCCCATTTGCAGGTTCTACGACCAGTCTGTACCCGAAAACCTCAAGAATTTGAACCATTGTGGATAATTTCATATCATCAGCGAGGACACGAGAAGATGCGCTGGAAATGGTTTTGTAGTCAAGCTTTTCTCGGAGATATTCGTATGTTTTATGCTGATTCTTCATTATGTCACGAAGAATTTCGCTTGAGTTCACCTTGTTATTCGTTGCAGCCATTTTTTCGTTCCTCTCTTTCTTTAATGCCAGTATACGCTTTCTAGCGTAAATTGTCAAGAGTTTTCTCAATTTTACTATCACCAAGTCCAGATATTTCTGAGGTCTCACTTATGTGACCGAATTATATTTACAGAATGTATATATTTTATAAAAAGAGCGATAATTCGTAATGTGAAAAATCTGTTTGTAAACTTATTTATTTACATTCTGGGAGCGAACCGCTATCAAATATCACACATCTGTGACACAAATTCAGATATATCTGATGCAAATTATACAAATTGGGCTGTTGACAACTATATACCAAGCGTCTATAATCTAAGACAGCAGAACACACGATGAATCAGCCAGCAACGGCAGATTTATCCTTTGTGGCATAAAAAAATAGGCCGCCAGCCCACCGACCAAAGTAGCGCTGACGACCTATTCCACCACAAAACAGAAGCTGCGCAACCAAGGGCGCAGTCTCGGTTTCTGTCAATTATTATAGCAGAAGCAGACCGCTTCTGCAATAGAAAGGAGCAAAAAACATGAACTTTCCTACGACAACCGAAGAATTTCTGAAAACCCTCTCACACGGCAAAGAACCGACCAGCGAGGACATGGAGTACGCAGAAGCGCTGGGCAAGCTGTCCGAACTGAACTACCGGGCAGGGTACGAAGCGGGAGCAGCCAAAAATAATGGCTGAGTTTTGTGCAAAACGTAGAAAGTGGTTTGTCAAGATGAACGAACACTAAATGTAGTGTTTCGTGGGTCTAATTCCGCTTGACTTTACTACATTTTGCGATTAAACTTAATGCACCTCAAAGAAAGGAGATAAGAACATGGCAAGAAGTCCCTACATCGAAGCATACCGCCATCAGGTAGCCGTCGGCTTCACTGATCGTCAGTACGAGTTGCTGGTGGAGCACTGCAAGAAGTGCCGCGTATCGCTGTCACAGGCCGTCCGCGATGCATACCTTGAGAAGTACCCCATGCCAAATGATGAAAACGAAAAATGATACGCTCGCTAAAGTTTGGCGACCACAGCGAACGTATCATATCAACCCTGAGAGAAGCATTCTCTCGCCGTTATTATAGCAGAAAATTGCTTCTCTCACAAGTGAAAAGGAGCTTTTTAATGCAACTTTCTTTGTCTGAGAACATCAAAATCTTCAACAACGCCGAGTTTGGTGAAATCCGTGTCATGCTCATTGACGATGACCCTTGGTTTGTTGGCAAGGACATTGCGGTAGCGCTTGGCTACGCAAAGCCTGAGAACGCACTGTCAGCACACGTTGATGAGCAAGATAAAACCACTACCCTGATTCAGGGTGATGGTTCTAATTACAAGAGCAAGACAACCATCATCAACGAATCCGGCCTATACAGTCTGATTTTTAGCAGCAAGCTGGAAAGCGCACAGCGGTTCAAGCACTGGGTCACTCACGAAGTCTTGCCGTCCATCCGTAAAAACGGGATGTACATGACCGACAACCTGTTGGAGACGGCTATTGCCAACCCGGACTTTGTGATCGGGCTGATTCAGAACATGAAGGCCGAGAAGGAAAAGAACGCAGCGTTGCAGACGCAGAACAAGCAGCTCTGCGAGAAGAACGAGGAGATGCAGCCTAAGGCGGACTACTTTGACGACCTCGTGGCGTGGAACGTGTCTACCAATTTCCGATCGACCGCAAAGGAACTGCGCATCCCTGAACGTCTGTTTATCAAGATGCTTATTTCTGACGGGTACATCTACCGTGACAAGAACAAGGGCATCCTGCCGAAAGCGGGCAAGGGCGACGGCCTGTTTGCGGTCAAGGAATACTGCAACCAGAAAAACAAGCACGGTGGCGTACAGACCAGAGTAACGCCGAAAGGCCGTGAGACGTTCCGTCTGCTCTATGCAAGCATCCGTAGAAACGGATAATTGAGGTTTTGCTCATTTTTGAGCAAAACTCATACGGCGGACATTTTTGTCCTCCGTGAAATAGTCCAATAAAAAAGCCAGTGGTTAGAGAACATCTAGCCGCTGGCTTTTTATTTTTACCAATTTATAGCAACAACTTCATAAGAATCGAAATCAAAATCGTTTTTGTTAAATTCTATTTCAAATGGTACGGAAGAATTTGCATTTACATCATAAATATAATCGTAATCTCCGCCTAAAACAACGCCTCCTTTTTGGAAAATAACGGATACGCGAACTCGGCTTGAATCTTTATTGCTAGAATTTGTTACGTTGCCAGTAATTCGGCCATAGTATTTGCCATCAATGTAGTTTAAGTCAGAAGCTTTTATATCAGAAGAATAAATCGAATTACTATTATCGATATAATAAGAAGAACTGGCTGAAACCGAAACAGTAGAAGGCTCTCCTCCTTGGAACGTAACATAGTCAGCATAACGAATTGTATCGCCAGCAGCAATTGTCCCAATATAGCTTGTATCAACTTTTATAATCTTGCCATCAGAATCTTTTACTGCAACCGTAAGCTGAGCAAGACTTACTGCTTTGTTTTTGTTATTGTTTGTGACTTCAACAGCATAAGTTTGGTTAATATATCCTAAATTGCGATACCAAGACGCTCCAAGAAGTTTTACAGATACGCTTTCGTTTGAACCCGTTTGGCTTCCATTGCCGCCATTGATTCCACCTGAACCAGAATCAGAGCATCCGACAAATAGCAGAACGCACATCGCGGCAATTAGTAAGGCCGCAACAATTCTCTTTCTCATTTCGATTCTCCCTTCCTTTGGCTTGTTGCCTTTAGCTGATTATAGCACAATCTAGGCTCCGAAAGGGGTCTTTTTGTATTTTTAGGAATTTTTGGAGACTTGCACAATCGGATGGGTGTCGTTTTGTGAAGGAGGGGTGGGTGTTGGTAAGAGGAACGCCGAAAACGCCTTTTTCTTTGAAAAATTTTATCGCGGGCATGACCCACCCCACCCCCGGCGCTCCTTGCATACCCCGCCGGTGGAGACCACAGCCCTAGCACACCCGGGGGGACTGCACAGAACAGGCAGCAGCGCAGGCCGTGCCAGATGCAAGGCAGACCATGCCCGCAGCAGACCGCGCACAGGCACACACGCCCGGACGCTGGACACGCTGCACCGGTCTGCACTCGATGCCAGACAGGCCGCGCGGGGTGATCTGGATAGCGGCGGGCGCTGGAGAACGTGGAGTGTGTCCGAAACTGAGCAAAAGCGGACAGCCCAAAACCTCAAAAATAAGTACGCAAAAAAGCGTAAATGCCTATTGACATTTACGCAAGAAAGCGTATAATATAATCAGACGCAAGAAAGCGTAACACCTACCAAATACCGTTACAAAACAGGAGGGCAAAAACCATGAAAACCACATTAAAAGACATCCGTAGCTATGTTACCACCAACGCAGCAGAGGACTTGACCAAAAAGCGTTTCGCAGAGATCGACGCAATCCGCGTTGCAGAATGCGGGTTTGATACCATCGCATACAGCACCGGCATTTACGGCGTTACTGGCGTACTGGTCAAGGGCAACACCACCGGCAAACTGTACGCCGTCACCGCCCGCACCTCTACACTGTTCCAGGTTATGTGATAGGGGGGTCAAACAATGATTACTCTTGATTTTTCACAGTGGGCCGCCCTCTGGTATGTGGGCGGCATGATCTCCGGCGCGCTCGTTATGATTGCATTTCTCAATAGCTAACAAGGGAGGCACACAAAATGGAGATAAACGGTTGGTTTTCCGGCTGCCTTGTCCAGGCGTTTCCCTGGATTGATGGAAAATACATTTATGTAAATGTTAGGCGCTTTTTGCCTGGTCAATCAATCAGCCAGGCACCAGCCTTGGATCGGTCGGTTTTCGTTTTGGATGACGAGCCAGGGCGAACAATTGTATACAAATATACTGACAGCCTGGTCAATGCCATATCGTCCGGGAAAATCCCGGACAAAGCACACGTAACTTTTGAAAATTCAAGGTTTTTCGTTTGATGGAGGGCTAAAAAAAATGACCACGTTTGAAGAAAAGGTGAACGCATACCGCGAAAACAAGCGGCTCATTGAAGAGCTTGAAGCAATGAATGACGCTGTAAAGGCTGAAATTATTGACATGATGCGCGGTGCGCCCGAAATGGTGCAGGGCACCGCAAAGGCCATTTATAAAGACGTGCAAAGCGTCCGACTTGATAGCAAGCTTTTGCAGGCAGCGCACCCGGATATTTATGCAGAGTGCAGCAAAAAGACCGTTTATAAGCGGTTCTGCGTTGTATGAGGGGGTGCGAACAAATGATACTTTCTTGTATCCTGTTTGTTTTTTGGTTTTTCTCTGCGCTGTTTAAGGCGTCTAAGTAATGCCGCCCGGATACTTTAGCGGGGCTGCACCGTAAAGCAACCCCGCCCCAGCCCAAAAGGGCAAAAATATTTTTGCAAGTCCATCTAATGGGGCTTGCAGTGTGGTATAATCTAATCACAGTTAAGGCCGTGTAACGGCAGGAGGTTTTTTATGTCTCGTATCATCATCAATGACCCCGATAACACGCTGACCGCAAAAGAGCGCGCAGAGATCGCAAAGTGGGAGCGGGCAAAAGAGGCCAGCGGCTGGCGCGCGTACCCGTCCACCTGCTCCGCAATCTTTGCCCGTATCCCTACTGAGTGGATAGACAAATACACCGCTCAGCAGCTTGGTGAGATTGCCGCCTTGCTCAAATCCGCATATGACGACGGTGTGCAGTATGGCCGCAATCATGCAGAGTAATACGCGGCCCTTCACCCGGTCAGCAATGGCCGGGTATTTTTTTGTCCATCTCCTTGACAATCTATGATATACACATTATTATAATAGCGTCAACTGCAATAGATGGTTTGCAGCTGGCCGGGCCGCCTATCTGACCCGGCGCGGATAGAAATATTTAATTGATGTCGGATATGTCCCCCATCAAAAGGCCTCGCTTCGGCGGGGTCTTTCTTTTTGCCCTGCCGCAATACAGCCCAATACAAGCGGCTATAATACCACCTGCGACACGCTGGAGCGTATCACAGCGCCGCAACACCTCCAGCGCATACCAGATACCAGACGCCGCACCGGGACGCTATACAGGTCAGCGCAGCCGCCCTATTATAATAAGGTATATAAAGGCGCACCGCCTGTTATGGATCCATGCCAGACGGCGCAACATACCGCAGACCATGCCACGCCCGGCGGCTTGCGATCTGGCACTGGGTCAACCCGGCACCCTCCACCCGGCGGGGCAGTCCAGCAGTTTGGAGCGCAGCGGGCGGCGCGGAACCATTGGCGGCTACCGCCGTATCTCTTTTCGGGCTTTCGCCCGATAGCCAATAGAGGTCAGCAATAGTCGCAGCGTTCCGGCTGGAATAGTCGTAGAATAGTCGTAAAGTCGTCAGACGATTAGCTTCTGAAAGTCCTATATATCGTATAGTAACGAGCAGTCTGCCGATAGTCGTAGAGTAATAGTCGTAGCGTTTTCTTGCGAATTACCGTCAAATAATTGTATATTTTTTGTGTGAAATAGTCGTTTGCCTTTTAGAGAAAGAGAAGTGCGATAGTCGCTAAGTCATCCGACCACTCCAAAAATCACCTTCCATCTCAATTTCGCATAATATATTCCTCCTCTAGTCATACCAAATTCGTATGCCAACCGTACTTATTATAATATATGCTTATATATCCTAGTAACTATCTAGGGATTATTCTGCTGTAATAGTCGTACCATCCAATTCTGTCCGTTCCTGCTCGATTTAATTCCCAGTATAGCACTATGGTATTTCATTCAATCCATAGTATTATGCTATGAATAATTAATGCAACATTTCTACATATTCAACCGACTGCAAAATGAAGCCAATTCTCCATTTGGAATAGTCGTAGACCATCCACCAGCCCGAACATCACGCCAGTTCTCGCCTGCGGTCTGCTCTGCTGGCTAACGGTGTAGTTCTGGAGATAGAGGGTTGTAGGGGGAAAGAACCTTTGCAAAGCATTTGGTTGTCATTTTTAGTTGTTGCAGTTGTCGCACCATTTTGGCGTGGGGGCCTCAAACAATTTATTTGTTTGAGGGGGGAGTTAGGGG